GTGCAGGCCGATTGGGCGCCCAGTGTAGAACTTGGTGTAGTCGTTCTGCCCATGCCTCTGTGCCTTGTCAGTTCTGTTTTGACGAGGACCTGGTGATCCCTCAAGACCTGTAACCTGCGTGAGAAAGTAGGTACCCGTGTTGTGGATCTGCAGTGCGTCAATGTACACTGAGTCAATCATCTGCGAATCCACTTCCGTGACAAGGTCGTAGCGACTGACGCTGCATCCGTCTGGTCGTGCTGGTGATACTCACCGATCAAGGGTCGTGCAGTTTGCAGCGCCTGGACAAGCGCATCCATGTCCATTCCCCCTCCACCGCTACCTCCTGACCCTCCCACGACGCTTGCAGGCCTGATGCCGTTTGTGACAGCAGCGATGCCAGCAGTGTCAAGGCCAGACAGTAGGGTAGGTGTGAAGGCGTCCCACCAGGTATTTAGAGTAGAGAGAGGACCACGCTCGGCGGGTGACTTCAACTTGAGGTACTTCGCTACGAGTGCAGCGAACTCATGCAGTGTCTTCTCTACTGTGCCGAAGGATTCGCGGATGCCTTCTGAGAACCCTACACCGAGGTTAGTGCCCGCCGTCTTGTACCCAGGCCCGAACTCGACGTGAAAGATCTTCATGATCTCAGCGTGGTACTTCCTCCACATCTCAGGATGCCGTGACAACGACGTGCCCATTGCAGAGAGCATGTCTTGCAGATGCTGCTTCTGCAGGTCTCGCTCTGACTGGTAGTTGAGGACCTGCCTGTTGTAGACCTTTGTCATTGCAGCGAGCATGAGGTCATACTTTGCTTGTGCTGCTGCCTGGTCCTTAGCGTACTGGGTGTTCTCGTTTTCTGTTGCTGTCTTAGCGGCAGCATCTGCAGCGATGCGCTCTGCTGTAGCAACCTTCTGCATTGAAGCGATTGTCTCGTCGTAGACAGCCTGGTCGAGTGACTTCTGGTCAGCAAGGATTGTCTTTGCATCTGCACCAGAGGCCTTGTCAGCATTGAGCTGGTCCTGGGCGTCCTTGATCGCCTGCTGCCTTGCTGCCTCGTCGTGGCCTGACTGCATGTCTGCAATCTTCTGCTCTGTCGGCGTCAGCACCTTCTGTGCAGATCCGATCAGTTCAAGGCGGTCCTCGTGCCCCTGGGACATCTTCAGCTGTGCAGCAGCAAGAGGATCCGTAATCATCTTCTTGACTCTGGCGTTGAACTTCGTCGCCATCTTGTCAAGTTGTGCTGTTGTCGCTCCGTCGAACGCTCGCATGGCGTAGTCAGCAAGGCGTGTCCATGCGTTACCTAGAGTTGACTGGGATGCCTGGATTGCCTTCTTTGCATTCTCAAGAGCAACACGGATCGAGTTAGCGATCTTTGAGGGGAGTACCTGAATACCAAAGAGGAACCCCTCGATCACTCCTTCAGCAAGAGGCTTACCTACAAGGTGCTTCGTTGCCATGAACTCGCCTGACCCATGCAACCACCCACCAGCAGTATGGATAGCAGAAGAGATCATGCTGTGCAAAGAACCAGCAAGTTGCCCAGGTAGTCCAGTGATGCCAGACATGATTCCACTAACAATGTTAGAACCAATCTTTGCTGCCTCACCTAGTACCCACCCAGCAACGGACAGTACTGCCTGCCCAACCTTTGCCATGAGGCGTGTCGGGAGTTCAGCAAGGAAGACAACGACCTTGAAGATTCCCTCTGCAATTGCTTTGCCGATCTTGTAAGCAACAGACAGCGCAAGGGGCACTGCTTTGCTCAACTCAAGGCCAATCAAGGAGACAATGCCTGACAGGAGCGCTGAGGTAGCGTTCTTGATCGCCTTCCACGCGCCGCTCCAGTTACCTGAGATCAGGTCCATGACGGTGAGGATGACGTTGCCAATCACCTTCATTGCTGTCTGGACAACGATCTTAATTGCTGACCAGGCGATCTCGATGACTTGCTTGATTACTGGCCACACTGCCTTCGTGACCCCTACAATGTCATTCCAAGCAGCGTGGACAAACGCCATGATCTCTTTTGAGTGCGCCTGGACGCCTGACACCATTGCCTGCCATTGCTGGAGGACGAACTTACCAACAGTGTCAGCTGCGTTATGCACTACGTCCATTGCGTTCTTCACTGACGGCCCGACTGCTGCCCAGATTGAGTGCCCAGCGTTAAGGATCTGATGCATCCTTGTCAGTTCACCAGACATATGTCCGAACCCAACTGTGCCTCTGTTAATCTCAGGTGTTGTCAACCCAATTGCGTCAGTGAATCCCTTAATGGCATCATGCACGCCCTGGACGTGGTCGTACAGATACTTCAACCCATATGCAAGAGCAGCGATTGCTGCGACTGCGATCAGGACGGGAGCAGAGATTGCAGCGAAGGCAGTTGCAAGCGTGCCCAGAATCCAGATGACAGGTCCCAGCGCAGCAACGATCAGCGCGCCGAACACAATGATCTTCTGGAAGTGGGGTGACAGTGACTGGAACCCACTAACGAGTTTGCTGATGCTGACAGCGATGCTCGACACGACCGGGGCAATGATTCCACCGATCTGGGTCATCACTGTCTGGATTGCTGCCCAAGCGTTCTTCAACTTGAACTGCTCTGTTGCCTGCTGGGCGATCACGTCCTTAGGGAAGTTGGCTGCTGTGTCGTTAATCTGCTTGAACTTCGCTCTCACCATCTCAAGGTTGTTCAGCAACTGGATGATCGTACCTGCTGAGCGTGAACCACCGAACGCTTCAGCAAGCATCTTCACCTGGTCACTCTTGCTGAACTTCTGCAGGTGATCATGCAGGTCCTGTAGTGCTGGGATCATCCCGCCAGGCTCACGCATCTTCTTTGCTAGTTCACCTGCATTGATTCCCATCTGTGCAAGAGTAGTGACGTTCTTCTTCGTCTCTCCAGTCATCAGGAGCAGCAGTGTTCTCATGCGCGTAGCAGCAACCTGTGCTGGCACTGACTCGTCTGTCATTGTCGCAAGAGCAGCACCAACAGCATTCAACCCGATGCCAAGTCCTGAGGCGGTAGGGAGGAGACCTGTTGAGATAGCGTTGTTCAGATCCTGCATCCTCATGTTACCAGCGCCTACGATTGCGTTTAGCTGGCCCATGATCTTCACTGCACCAGACGCCGGGGTATGGAACACCCTCATCGTACCAGCAAGAGCGCTAGTCGTGTCTTCAAGGTTTGCACCACCAAGTGCTGCGCCTTGAGCAGCAACCTTCAGCACGTTCATCATCTGTGCTGTCGTTCCACCTGTCGCTGTCATAACAGATGCAACGTGGTACATACCCCTTGCGAGTTCTGCCGGCCCAAAGGCAGTTGCAGGTGCCAGTGCCATCACTGACTTAGACAGCTCGTTCACTCCAGCCTGAGACACACCTGCCTGCGTGTGGATCCGTTCCATCTGTGCCTGGAACGAGATAGCAAACTTCGTTGACTCAGCTGCAATGCCGATGATCGGTAGGGTGAGGCCCATGGTCATCGCACGACCAGCGGTCCTCATTGTCCCAGCAGCACGCACCATCCGCGACTCTGTCTCTGCCATGCCTCGATTGAATCCCGAGGTCTCGGCAACGACTCTGGCGACTAGTGTTGCGACGTTCAGCACTACCGATGCTTCTCCTTTTGTTCTCTAGCGTGTGCCTCAGCGTTCATGGCAGCAATTGCAATGTGTATCCACACTGCTGATCTGTCGAGGAGGTCCCAAGGCGGCACGCCCATCCACTGAGCGGCCTTTAGAACGTTGTACCAATCAGGTACTTCGCCTAGGCCGCCGTCTGTAGCGAGCCACCTCCCGAGGAGTTTCCCGCTTCAGCTGCCTTGCGAATCTCCTCTGCGATTGCACCCATGACGTCTGCGAGGAACGTCGTCGGCAACTGTTCCATCGGTTCTGCCTCGACGGGGAAGGGCGTCCCATCGTCATTCTGGAGGTCCCACTCGATCAGCATGGTCAGCAACAGCTCGATGACTGCGTGTGCTGACTGCTCTGAGTCCCTAAGTTCGTTGACCTTCTTCTCCACTGCGCCAGAGTACCCCTGCGGGTTGTAGACGATGTGGAGGACATCACCAGCGTAAGGGAGATCCATTTCCTCCCTTACGCTGTTCAGTGATCCTGTCTTGAGTGCCATGTGCTCTCCTTAGGTGCGCGTGGCGATTACGTTGCCGGAGCGTCTTCTGGAACTGCAGGCGCTCCACCCGTAACGGTCGTGTTTGCTGCGGGCTCCTTCAGTTGTGCTGCGTTGTCAATTGGAACGACTTGCTCTGCTGCTGGCTCGACAGGTTCGTCTGGCGGGCCTACAACAGGTGCTGCTTCGACTGACCACGGGCCGAACGGTTCCACAAACCCGTCTGAGATCTCCTTGAGGTCCCATGCTGCGAGGCACCCGAGAGGGGGATCGTCATTGTTGCGGCAAACAGCGATGCTGTCGCCGCTGACGCCTTCATGACCCTGGTACAGCGGCGAACCGCAGTTAGGGCACGCTACCTCTGGCTTTGTCTTTGCTGCCATCTGTTCCTCCTCTCTAAAGTGCTGTCTGCTGGTTGATGACTGCTGCGGTGAAGAACTTGCCCCACGTTGTATCGTTCACGAGCGGGCAGGTCCATGTGATCGCGTACACCCCTGCTTCGTCTTCGTAGGTGCTCGGCGTAGCGACCTTCATCGCCATATCGAAGGTGATGGAGAACGGGAACGCCGTGCCGGCGAGATCAGGCGAGGTGCACTTGACGCGGACGAACTGAGTCGTACCGTTGCGGAGGGTCGTGAGGAATGCCATCCCCTGTGCATCTGCCTCGACCTTCAGCGTCAAGGTGAAGACAGGATCCATCTCGACGTTGGATGCGAAGGAACCGTTCGCAGAGTTCAACGCCCAGAGAGGACCATTGCGGTTGGTGATGGCGATCTTCGTCTCAAAGGCGCGAGTCAGCTTGGTCGTTCCAAGAGCTGCTGACGTTGCGTCCATGTAGACGTCGATCTGGTTCGGGATGACAGGCTTCTGCAGGAGTGCAGTCGGTCCCGCTGTGAGCGTTGCACCATCTGTGATCGCCTGCCCGAAGGCCTTGCCTCCGATTGTTGCTCCACCACGGGTGAGGGTGACCTCAAACTCAGACAGCAGCGCGTAGGAAAGGCGCTGGGCCCTGTTCGCGTCACCCTGCTCGATCGTGAACGTCTTGTAAGAGTCAGACGTTCTTGCAGCAGGTGTGAACGTCCAGAGGTACGCAGTCGTTGCCGCCTGCTGGACAACTGACACCGCAGTCCCGAGGATCCCACTGAGCGGGTAGATGATCTCGGTGTAGTCGAGCACCCCGGTAAGGCCCATCTCGGACCATTCCTTGTTCGGCACGACAATGGACGGGACCTTCTGCCCGACGGGCTGGAACTGCGTCGAGTCGATGTGGATCTCAGGAGAGATCGACAGCGACTGAAGCTGCTTGTTCGCGGGTACAGTAGTGCCTGACGTTGTCTCTACGCCAATCTGTACTCCTTGGGTAACTACTGCGCGTTCTGGCATCAGTCCTCCTCCTACAGGGGTGTTGCAAGTATACGGTAGATTCCACCGGAGTGACGGAACACAACCCCGGACCGACCTTCTTCAGTCATGAAGAACGTCTCTTGCCGCAAGCAGGAGAGGATCGTCACAGCTGAGGTAGCACCGCTCTTCTTCTGCAGAGCGTTGTCAATGGCGTCAGCGATTGTCACGAGAGGAATAATATCTCCTCCACTAACCGTCCCGACCACCAACCAATCAAGCTCAACCATAATGCGCTGAGAGTTACGGTCTTGCCCAGAGACATCATGCCTACGCTGGCACTGGTAGCGAATGCCTGGAAGTGTCCTCTCAATCGGGATGAGGTCGATCCAGACACCTGCAGGAGCCATTGTGTTTAGAGAAGTAATTGCGTTAAGCTGAGTGTGCAACCACTCAGCAACGTGAATCTCCTCATTAATCAGCGCAGGTGGCATCTAGAGCGGCGCCTCAAACGCAACCATGATCTCTTCCGGCAAGTCAGGAGTGTGCTCGTCAACGGCAGGCCCAAGGAACGGCTGTGCCGCCATGAACCGTGTGCCGTACTCAACGTACCCTCCGTAGTACGCTCCAACATGAACTTCAGCCTCACGTCCAATTGAGACTGAAGTTGAGGTGATGCTGTCGTGAAGATTGCCTGTGTCATACGGCACGATCTGTTGCGCTGTACGTGCAATCTTGTCTGCAGTTCTCTTAACACCTGCACGGGAAACAGCCTCAACACGGGCAACCAGGAGAGGTATCTTGTTCTCGACAATGGTTACCTCGACCTGTTCGGGCATTAGTGTAGCCTGACGAAGGCCTGTACCTCGTTCACGTAGCGATCAGTTCTGCGCATGACTTCGCCACCGTTGCTGTTGTTACCTACAGCAGTGTTCCCCTCGATTGCCGTGAACTGAGTTGGTGACGTCTTCTTCTCCAGGATGCCGATATGGTCAGCGACTCCCTTTGACTCACCAGGCCAATCGTAGCAGATGAGGTCACCAGGTCGAACGTCTGTCCAATGGACAAGTGTCAGACCTTGCTGTCCAAGATGCGCAAGATGCACGACCGATGGCACGTATGACTGCCAGAACTTTACGCCGACGTGCTTGGCGCAGATTGACAGGAAGATAGCGCACCACGGTTGAAAATTGACTCCGTACTCGCGCCCGAAGGGGTTATCGTTGGAACCTGGAGGAGATTCCCGCGTTCCAAGGTGCGTCAAGGCCTCACGAAGGACCTTGAGGCCCGATGATACCTGCCGGGACTTCCGCCGCCTTAGCGTCGAGTATGCGCGCATACGCAAGGTGGGATGTGTGAGGCCTGCGAGGTAGTCGCGCAGTGTGTCGCCTGCAACGTGGTCGGGCTTCGGATACCCAAGCCAATACTTCGCACGGAACACTGCCTGAGCAGTAAGTGGCCCGTACTGTCCGTCAGGGGCACCATGGTAGTACCCCTTATGAATCAGCAGGTTCTGAAGTGCCTTCACGTCAGCTCCTGCTTCAAGCGGCGATGCAAGAATCAAGGTCCTAGGCACGGTGCTCTCCTTCCAGCGAACATACGACGCGCAGTTCCAACTCTATTGACTCAGGCGTAAGCACCGACTGGCAGTGTACCGTTTGGTTCGGTGTCCAGGAAGTGATCGTCAGTTCGTCTCCAACCTTACAGTCAGTGCCAGCAGGCAGGGCGATGATGTAGATCTGGCGAATCTCCTCTTGTGCACCGATCACTGCCTGGGGGAACAATGCAGACGCAGTAGTAGAGATGTCACAGGCAACGCCTGCAGCAACTAGAGCACTACCTGACGTCTGTCCACCGTAGTTGTCAGCTGACTTTGAAGGACGATTGATCGTGACCACGTCCGTAAACCACAGTGCCATCTCTGACCTGAGGCCTGTGAGTTCTTCTGTAGTCAATTGTGGCATCAGTCAGAGTTTGTAGGAGTGCCGCCGCCCATGAGTTCAAGCGACAAAGGATCATGGTTGCCAAGACGTACAGCCTTGACACCTGACTTGCCAGTAAAGAGACGATACATCTTCATGGCGTGCGCGTACATCTGCTCACGTGAGAGCATCTTGCCGTTCGCCATGTAGTTGTAGTGGCCCACGAGGCGCGTTGACTTCAGCAGCCATCCTTGAGCAATAGCGTAGTTCACGTCGTAGGTTGGATTCCACGGCGACGTTCCAGTGCAGGACCAGGTTACTGCTCCGTCAACAACAGTGGCGCCTACAACTGTTGGAAATGTAGGCTGGATGAGGCCTGACACTCCACCAACCGTACAGGTGTAGTAGTACCCGTTACGCTTGATAGGAATAAAGGCGTCACCAGCGTACCCAACAGGAACAACCTGGTCGCCTACACTGTAGGTCTTTGACACCCACTCAGCAGTCCTGTCTGGAATGTTCCCATACAGGTCCACCTTGAGCGCCATCTCAGCGAGAATGTCGATGTCCGCAGGGTCGGCCAGGACAGGATCATGCGTGGAATCTGTCCACACAATGATCCGTGCCCTGACCTGTGCCTGCGTAACGAGCACTACGCCGTGAGGTTCCCGCGGTTCACGACGACACGAACGAGCCCGCCTGGATCAGCAAGACCCGTACCACCAACTGCAGTCGACTGGAACTCCAGGATGTCACCCTGGTTGACTGCAGCGTTGCCTGACAGAGTGATTGCGATCTCGGCACCTGCGGCGGGGTTGACGCCGCCAAGCAGCGACAGAGAAGCAATCACACGTGCAGCCTGGGTCTTGTTGACGAGCACCCAGTTGCGAGACGCAGGAGACGCTGCCCCAACAACAGCAGCGGTCGGGATGAAGGCAACACTGGTGACAGTGCCCTTCTCAAGGGCCTCACCAATCTCCTTCACAGCAGATGCAGCTGCTGCAACTGCCTCGCTGTCCTGCTGGTACTCACGAATTGATGGAGCACTGGCCATTACTTGCTCCTCTCATCGTCAGGGACCTGCGGCGTAGGAGAGCCCGCAGACATGGGCGTCCGATCTGCATCGACAGCGGCACGCGCTTTCGCTGCAAGCTCGGGGTCGGTCTCAGGAGTCGGCGCGTCGGGCGGCGTCTCCATCGAGTAGTTCTCGTTCGGAGTCGGGTCGACCTGCGTTCCGAGGAAACCGTCCTCTTCAAGCTTGTCGAACTTCTCCTGGACCTCTGCCTGGCCGATGTCCAGACCGGGCGACGGATCCTTCTCAGCGTACACCGGGCCATCAGCATGCTGCGTTCCCGGGACACCTGAGTCGGGCTTTGGAGAGGAAGGCTGAGCGGCAGGGGGATCGCCTCCGTGTGGTCCCGATCCTGCAGCGTCGCGCCCCTCAAGGGCCTTTTCACTCACTGGTTCAGATCACCTCCGTGCCGTTTCAACGGCATGAACGATTGACGAACGGACAGAGCACGTGCTGGGTTGCCTCTAAGGAGCGCTTGCATCTGAGAACGAAAGGCAGCACGGCGAGGTCTGTGTTGCAACTCAACCATCGCACGTGCTGCCTCTGCTGAGTCAGAAGCGTACCAAGGAGGCCCGGTATTCGCCATCTAGCTTACGGCGACCTGAGGGCAGCGAACGGGAAGCGAGTTGCGTCGACCAGGTTCTCGTAGTTGATCGGGTTAGCGATCGAGTACGCGAAGCGGGCCGTAACGCGCATTGCCACCATGTCCTGCTGTGCCAGGTTGTAGATGATTGCACCGGTGTTATCCTGGATAACTGCCTGGTCCAGGATCTTGTAGGTCATGTCCTTCCGGACACCCAGCATCGCCTGCGTCCAGTCGCCGGCGAACACTTCTGCCGCACCCGTGCCCGTCGGCCAGAGACCCGGCATCGAGTAGACGACACGACCGCCGTCGATTGTGGAGACGTCGCCGTTCACGTCGAGCAACCTCTGCCCGGTCGTGTCACGTGCGGAGCGCAGACGTGCCTTGTAGGTTGTCCGGGTTACGAACCCGTTGACCGCGAAGCCGTCCGACTCGACCAACCCCATGAGCTGGTTGACGTCCTCTGCAATACCACCTGCTGCAGCAGCGTTCGTGCCGCGGGTGTAGAAGTTACCTGCAGCGACGACCGCCGAGGCGATGTCTGCAGGCCACGAACCGGGCTTGTTGGTGCCGAAGAAGATCGCTGCGTCGAGCGTACGCCCAACAGCTTCAGCGATGCGAGGCATGATCGCGCCCCAGACGTCGTAGGAGGTGTCATCCAATACGTTCTCCGGGATCGGAACGATTGTGGCGATCTCCTCGACGTTCAGGTAGCGGTTTGCCCACTGCTGCTCCGTCGTCTGCTTGAGGCCCGTATCGCCGTTCACGAAATAGGCGATGGGGAGAGCAGCGAGAACCGGCATGCGGGTCTGCGCTGAACTCATCGGCACACGGGGGAAGAGCGACAGGGCCGCGCTTTCCGTGACCGCGGACTGGACGACTGAGTCAGCGACTTGTTCCGGGATTAGCGCAGCAACGTCACTGCGGCTAATCACGTTGTTATAAGCCATTTACTGCTCCTGACTCGTCAGTGCGATTAACCTCGACCCGCTGCTCTGCGGATCGCGGCATTCATGTCCAGGATCTCGGCACCTGACCCGTCTCCTGCGCCACCGTCAGACCCACCAGGGGCCGTTCCAGCCAAGTACGGCTTGTCCTTCACGAGTTGCTTCAGCGCTGCCTCGAGCTTCTTGGGATTGTCAGCGTCGTCTCCGAGCGCCTCCCAGTCGAGCAACTTCGCTGCTGCTTCGGGATCTACGATGCCTGCACGTGCAGCAAGAACCTCGACACGCAGAGAACGAACCTCTGCATCCTTGGTGCTCATTGTCGTCTTCAGTTCATCGAGTTCCTTGGCGATCTTCTCGCTGTCGGACAGAGCAGCATCCTCTAGTGCTTTGAGTCGCTGCCTCAGGTTCTGGGCCTCGCGCTGCACTTTTGAGTGCTCGCTTTTCGGCACAGTATCCTTGTCTGCGGCGGCCTCCTGGGCCTGCCGTTCCGCCTCCTGGGCAGCAGCAACACGTGCAGCCTCCTGGGCTGCTGCATCGCCGGTTCCGCCATCCTCACTACCATCCTCGTTGGCCTGGAAGTGAATCAAGCGGGTAAGATCTCTACTCACTTGCTCTCCTTTGAGATTGACCTCATGTGCGCTAGTGTACGCACGTTAGAGGTTGTACTACAAGTACTACTGTGTACTGCACTACTGCCCTGAGCGTGCTGCTGTTGCGTTCGCACGAGCAGTAGACGATGCTCCACCAGGTGCAGGCGGTGCAGATTCAGCGGGGTTCGGTCCCCTGCCCTCTGCTGTCCACGCTGCCTTTGCTGCCTCGTAGGCATCCGACTCTTGCAGCATCCTGTCGATGGTGTCGTCGTCGTAGCCCATCTCCTTCAGAAGCTGTGAGCGAGAAACGCCGATTGCACGCTTCTTAACACCCACGTCTGCCATCTCAGCTTCACTGTGTGGCTGAGGATCGGTCCACAGCGGTGCGATCTGGTAGTCGTCTGGAAGGACACCCTCAACCTGCTGGGCAAAGGCCATTGCCCGTCCCCAGACGCGACCCCAGTCGAGTTGCCGCTTCTCAATCTTGCCGACGAACCTTCCTTCTGCCGACTTGATTGCTTCACCTGATGGGAAGTCACCTGAGGTGATGAAGAAGTAATGCAGAGGAGTGCCTGACACGCGAGCACACTCTGAACGAAACTTGTCTGACACTGACAGGAACTGAGTGAGGTCAGTAGCACCAAACTCGCCTACCTCGATCTCACTCTTGTCACCGCCAATAGTCATCATCCTGTCAGCACCGTAACCCTTGACATTGCTGTCTACAGGTTCACCTGTTGTCTCGTCTGTCTCAACCTCAATGCCGATGATGTAGCGCTGCCTGTACGCTGCGAACTCCATCGCTACAAGCATATCAATGATGCTCTTATTCAGAGCGTCCTGAATCGGCATTACGTCCTTGAGTTCTGAGATGCCTGGCTTGTAGACCTTCTTGTTGGCGAAGTGGAAGACAGGTACGATGCCGTAGGGGTTCACGACCATTGGACCCGTCTGCGGGTCGTTGAAGGGCACCCAATCGTTCACCGACTCTGAGATCCCATTGGGTTGTGCAGTGCCTGAGATCCACTTGTAGATCCTGTCAGGCAGGTAGACGTTGAGGCGCCACATCTTGGAGTCAGGCAACCACCAGATCTTTGCAGCACGAGAGATCACGCCTACAGAGTTCGCGTCGTACTGGATGACCATCTCAGCGTCTGTCTGTGGATAGAAGCAGACATCGAGGTCCTTGTCAGGCCAGACAAGAACATACGAGTTTCCAGCCTTAACTGCTTCTGTGTGGACCTCATTCGCACGAGCATCCATCTCGTTTTCGTTCCAGGTGTTCTGCGCCGCCTGACCCATTGGATCATTAACGATCACCCTCTGCCTTGCCGGGATACCTGGAAGTGCAGTGCCTGGCACATCCTGGATGTCGATTGTCGCCTGGTTTGAGCGCCACCCGTTGACTGAAAGACGCTCAGCAAGTGAATCGACAACAGCAGGACAGAGGTTGTCGTTGAAGTCGCGGAAGATGTGGCCGAAGACGTTCTTGAACTTCTCCGTTGCCAACTTCATGCGCTGGTCACCGTCGTAGTACTTGCAGGCGTTCGCCATCTGAACCCGCCTCGGGGTCGACTGGTACTGAGAGACGGCCCAGAGCAGATTCAGATCGTCAGGCACTGTTCCTCCTAGACCCGGTGGGTTGCTTCGCGTAGTTTCGCACCTGCGGCTTCAATTGCACTCTCGGCGTGCGTATGCGCACGACGCTTGATTGGCTGCAACCGTGAAGGCTTGCTACCGAGTTCTGCCTTAACCTCAACTTCAAGCGCGGCGAAGTTACCCGCCTCATGGAGAAGGTTGCCGTTGTTATCGAACACCCTGAAGATCATGCTGCAGCGTCAGCAACCTTCGTGAGCTCAGCGTGCTGCTTCTCGAGGCCGAGCAGGACCTTGGTGAAGTACTTGATCTGAGCGACGTCCTCGACTGCCTCTGCGCGAGCCTTTGCGAGCGTGTTGGCGAAGTGATCCGTCTCGATGTTCTGGATGGTCGAGAGGGTGATCTGGGACTTCTGCTCATCCGTGAGATGCTTGTAATCCATTACTGCTCTCCTTCTTCCTTTGGGCGGTTGAGTTCCTCATGGTCAACCGCTGCATCGTTCGCAGCCTGCTGGTCACGAGTATTGAGTACGATCTGGGCAGTGAGCATATCGACAACATCGTACATCTCCACACTCTTGACTACAAACCGCGGTCCTTCCATTATTCCTCCGTTACTGTCAAGTGGATAGTAAGGTTGTACGCCTGAGCAGCATCTGAGATAACATTGAAGACAAGTGTCTCAAGTATACCCGCTCTTAGTGTCCAGGCCTTTGTCTCGCCGCCCTCCTGCCAGTCAAAGATAGTCGTCTGTGGAACTGCCTGTGCTACTGCAGACGGAGCTGCAGTTAAGGGCAGATAATCCTGAATAGACGCTGCTGTGATCGTTGGGAGCGTTTTCACAACGCACTCTGCTGCAGCGTCCCCAGCGCTCCGCAAGCCTGCGGTTATTGCTGTTCCTGCAGTTGACGCTGCTGTACCACGGGTCACCTGAATGTCAAGAGATCCTGCAAGAGCAGTTGTCTGGCGCCCAGACACGAGGATCCGCCTAATCTTAACTGTCTTAGTCGAAGTCGCTGCATGCTCAATTGAGAAGAGCGCCTTCGCTGTACTCGCAGTCAGTGTTCCTGTTGCAAGCACGCGCACACCATAGGTGTACGTGAGCAACTGGATTGCATTGTGCGTCACAGGAATAGCTGCAAGGCCCAATCCTCCTGTAGGCAGTGCCTTCAGCGTGATCGCTGACCCACCAACCTGTGTGAGGTTCTCCTGCCAAGGCGGCGTCCCTTGCGCGACCGTCCATGTGCCACTCTGAACTGCTGAGACGATATCTGCTGAGGTGAGTGCGCGAATCTGGCGGGCGTCGTAGAACGCTGCACCCGTAGTCAACTGAACTGAGTGGAAGGATGCTGCAGTGATGTGCTCTGCCGCTGCACCCGTGGGAAGCGGAAGTGATGCTACACCGTGAGCATAGGTGCCATCGCCCAGATCCTTCCACTTGACGGGCAGATTACCTGGAGAAAACGGATTCTGGCTGGTGATAAAGTCGGTCACCAGGTCACCACCTTCCCAGATCCCTTCTTCGTGAGGTCATCTAGCGCACCAGACACAGCGTCGACTTGATCGTCGTGCGCTGCACCCTTGCGGAACTTACGGACTTCCGAGAAGAACTCCGAATTCCACGGCGCCTTGACTACCTTCACGTCCCCTTGCTGTGCGCGTGAAGCAAGAATCTCGGCACGGAGGATCTTATCGCCCGTCGAGCGTTCACCTCTAAACGCATAACCCGGGAGAACTCGGCGCCTGAAGTTGTGGATGACCGTCTTGCCCGAGGATCCAGGCTCCTGTTCCATGGTGATCTTGACCCGCTTGCTGTCTGCTGCAGCAACACCCTTGATTGCACGCTCAGCATCTCCTGGAGACTTCCTGAATCTAGCGATGTCCAGGATGTAGAGACAACCGTCCTCAGACAATCCCACCTTGGCACCAACTGTGTAGTCAGGATCGTACCCCTCACCTTCCTCTGTCGCTGCCATATCCCACCTGCGTACCGTCTTCTTCAACGGAGGAACCTGGTGACGATCAATGACCTCAAACCAGGCCGGGTCAATCATCATGTTCTGGATCGTCGTCGGCCGCTGCTGATAGAGCGCAAACCAAGTCCTGTCCTGTCGAGACATGATCGGCGTTACTTCATCCCACCCGAACTTTTCAGGGAACAGCAACTCACCAGGCACTCTGCCAAGCGGGTCGGGGTCGGGGTACTCCTCGTCTGGTTCTTCCGCGACCATCGGCAAGCGCACGACGAGGAACTGATCAGCTTCAGGATCCTCCATGTCTTTGATGAGGCGCCCCGCAAGGTCGTCCTCATGCCAGCGCGTCATAATCAGGCAGATGATGCCATCTGGTTCAAGACGTGTCCGCGCTGTCGTCTTCCACCACGAGTAGTGGGCGTCGCGGATTGTCTCTGAGTCTGCTTCCTTCGCGTTCTTGATCGGGTCGTCCACTAGCAGCAACTTCGCGCCGCGTCCCGTGAAGGAACCGCCGACGCCTGCAGTCATCATCCCACCCTTGTGCTCCTTCAGCGCCCAACGATTCGCTGCCGAGGAGGAGTTGGACACTTCAATCCCATACAGAGATTTGCCCCACTTGTCCACAGTGTCACGTACCTTGCGACCCCATGAGGCGGCGAAGTCAGCCTCATAACTAGCAAGCATGATCGGGTCATCTGGGTATGTGCCCAGGTAGTAGGCAGGGAAGTAGTGTGAAGTGAGCTCAGACTTGCCGACACGAGGTGGCTCCTCAATGATGACTCCAACGTACCCTGCATCGCGGATCTTACGCGAGGCGAGGTCCAGCAGAATCGAGTTCAGGTACGCTGTATGCTTAGCGTGAATCCACGACGTCGACCAGTTCCCCGTCTCCGGGTCCGATTTCCCGTGGTCCAGCATTGCGAGTCCGCTGGGAGACGCTGCTAGGTGAAGCGGCAGCAGAGAGGGATCGAAGTAGGTCTTCGTGGGCGCTTCTTGCATCTGAGTCATTGAGCACCAATACGTTGATATTTGGCAACTGGAGGTTGCCTCCGTCCGCACCTTCGATCCGCGTCGTGTCGCGCTTGCCCCAGTCTGCGGGGTAACGACGCTCCAAGAATGTCATTGCTGCTTGCCAGGTGTTCGGTTGACCCGAGTTCGCTGCCTGGATGACCTTTTCCGTCATCTGGACACCGAGCCGGGCACGAGCATCCTCTACCTCGTTGAACAACCTGTAGAAGATACTCGGTTCCTCACCCTCCTCGGGGTGTGGCTCCTCACGACCCTTCTTCAACCATGTCTGGTACGAATCAGGATGCACACCTGCTGCACGTGCAAGGAGTTGATTCGTTGCACCCTTTCCAGCGAGGTCAATGCACTGCTGCAGGACCGCCTCTGTAAGTGCAAGTGTACCCGTCTTCGCCATCTACTTCTTCTTTCCGCCCTTCTTCATGCCTGCCTTGAGCGTTGCAATCGGCATCGTCTGCTCCTTCTGTAGGGGTGCAACCTTATCACGTGAGATGACGTTGTTATACGGCAACAGTAGCGTCCGCAGGAGCCTGAGGTTGCGTCGGGTCTGCTACGGGCACAGGATCTGCAGGCGCTGCTGGCGCGCTCGTGTCAGGCGTCAGCGACTGCAGCTGAAGTTTCTTGTCGAGCAGATCGTGGTACTCATCCATGGGAATCGTCACCATAGTGGCTGCCTCGGGGCGCACTGGGCCTGAGACCACGGTTGCTCCAACCTCCGAAGCGATCTTCTGAGGCGTCTTGCCGTCAGCAAACATCTGCGCTGCCCTGTCCCACTCGTCCTGGCTCATGAGGTCCTTCTCCAGGAGCAGATCCTCAATGTTGTAGATCATCTTTCCTCCCTAAGGCACTGAAGTCGTAACTGTGACTGTCGTTGGAGTGTGACCCGGAACCGACCTCGTAATGTAGTTCGCTACAACCACTACCGTCGTAATGACAGCGGCAAGAACAGTCAGTCCAGCTATGAGCGTTGAAGCTGATAGACCTATTCCCTTCTCCCTGCCTGCTGTCGTTGCGATCACTACCTCGATTGCTGCGACCCGGTCACTAAACTGCCTGTGGTTGGTGTCATAGACCTCACGCGGCAAGAAGGTGTTCGTCTGATCCGAGAGTTGCGCCCTGAACTCGTTGACTGACTCAAAGCGCTTTTCCGTTGCAATCTCAGCCTTGTCGATTGCCTTCTCCGACGCCTCAAACGCAACTGACAGTTCCCGCTTCGCGCCCTGAATCTGCTCCTCTACACGTGCGAGGCGAACCTCGATGGATTCCTCGTCAAAAATCTCTCTCTCCCTACTCCTTCACGGTCGGGTCAGCAGTAACGGTTGGAGTGAGAGGGGGAGGGGATTCGGATGGCAACACCCTAGCCCACCTCCCCCAAGTGCACCTACGCCGGGTCGAGCTGCTCGCGGGAGAGGAGCCAACCTTCCTGCTCACGCTGCTCGAAGGTCGAGCCAGTCGTGCTCGTCGCAGCGCAACCCTGGGCCAGGAACGTGTAGAGATCGGCCGTGGTGTTGTCGATGGCCAGCACCGTGATGCGGCGGGCTCTTGCGACGTTCGTTCCGACGGTGACATCCGTCTGTGTCGGATTTGCGATCTGAAGCTGGACAACTGCCATTTCTTTGGGCCTCCTCTAGAGGGGTGAAAAGTGATTGACGCGTCTCCCTGATCCTACACGACCCCGTCCTCACGCTGTAGGGTGTACTTTACACCACAGTCACCCCTTAAGGACAGTTGAATACCATATCTGCTGTAGACCAGCACGGAGGTCCAGACCTTGCCCCCGCTCTTTTTTTTTCTTGCAGGGGAGACTCCCCTGGGGTTCTCCCTTCCTCTTTCCATCCCTTTCTCATCTGCGTTCGCATAAACATATCCATAAACCATGGGCAGGTAATGGCACACCTATGTGCTCTATGCCACCTACAACGTATGCCATTACGCTGCCCATCCATCATCTCTCTAACTCACAACCCACGCTCTATACATGCTCCATAACCCCAATCCTCTTTTACCAAAGGGGAGGGAGTCAGAGCAGGGCCGACGTGAGGTGCCGATCCGCCGTGTGCTGAACACCACGCCTACGGCCGTGCTTGCTGCCAGTCGTCCATGCACTGTGCCTTGAGCGCCCATGTGTCCTCCTCGGTCACGCCAAGGTAGGCGCTCGACGTCATGCAGGCACGTAGCGCCTTGCTGAGGCGCTGTTCAGCCAACCCGGGTTGGGCGCACTGCGTCACACCACCACCGGTGTAGCGCGGCGCACACGCACGCTCTAGCACTGCCAGGCGCTCCATGTCCTGCCGCTGACCCCCTACGAGGTTGTCTACGTACTCGGTCAACTGCGCCCGGGTCATGGATGCGTCCTGCCTCGCCGGCGTGTGCCCGGCGTGTGCTACCGATGCCCCCATGAGGACAACGACCATCCATGGTGCCACACGTGAGCGGGCGGTCAAAACAAGGCCCCCCACGAGCACTGCGATTACCTTGCGCATGCCGTACCTCCTGGTCATGTCTGGGCGCCTGCAACCTCACGTGCTGCACGCTAAGGCGGCGGGAGTGGACGGCGCCTACGGTCCATCCCGCTCGCCTAGCGTGTGCTTAGCGCGCCTTAGATCGCGTCGACTGTGACGACCCACATCATCGCCATGCGCCCGATGTGCCCAGGCAGCATGCTGTAGTAGTCGTAGGCCGCGTCGCCCTCATGCAGAACAACGCCGTCCTCGGTGTGGATGTCCATCAGGCGTGCCTCCTTGCGTCGTGAGTACGTGCCTGAACAGCGCACGCCTTACAGTCGAAGATGAGTGGGGTGTAGTCGCATACCTCGCGCACTCGCCGGCCACACAAGGTGACGTCCCGGCGACCTTCAGGCATGAGGTGGCGCACGCCGCGCCCTGAACGGGCGACGACCTCCCACGGTTGTGTCAGCGCGTAAGCAAGGCGCTCCATCAGCAGTACACCGCCCGGTTGCCCTCAAACGGCACGTGGTCCTGAACGCGCCAAACGATTGCCGACTCCGTCGTGCCAGGCATGCCGATCTGCTCGCACGCCATGAGGTCACGAGCGACCTCGTGGGCGTCGTCCTCGTCCGTGAACGGGCCGGCGATGAGGAACGCCCGCTCGTGCGACTGCGCATACGCCTCGGTCAGCGGTTCGTGGTGATCGTACCACCACCCACCTTCCTCAGGCCCACCGTAGCGGCGTGACCGGTGGTAGGCGCTCACGAGGTACACCCGAGTCGCTCCGTTCTTGTCGGCGTCCCATGCCGACTCGTAGGACGACCCACCATACGGGTCTTCGTTGAGGAGGTTGACTGCCTCGTCAGCGAGCAGGCGTGCCTGGTCCTCAGTGATCGTCCCTGCCTGTGCAAGGTTGAAGATGAACGCCACGCCCTCATTGGAAATCTGCTCGTACAGCATTGTCATGCCTCCGTGTGCTCGATGATGTGCACCGGCAGCGGATCGCCGGCGCAGGAACCCCCGCCCGTCCAGGTCATGCGACCTTCTCCGAAGTAGTCACTGCCCTCGTGCGGACCCGTGTGCCCGTGCTGCAGATCGCAGTGAGTGCCATACGGGTCGAACCCGCCAGTTGAGATCGAGTTGCCACATTCGTTCTCCATGCTGGCGTAGTAGGCCTCAAGTCCTACCTCCTCGTCGTGCTGTGCCTGCGTCAGCGGGCCGATGGGCGGGTGACCCATCATCACCCGCGACTGGATGGCGTACTCGTACTCGTCGCGGTCCCACGGCGTGCCTTCAAGCATGACTGCCTCCTTCGTCGGTGTGGTTGAACGCCTCGTGGCGCCCACGTGTGCGCTGAGCAACCTGCACCCAGCGCACCCGTTGGCGTCGCCTAGCGTGTGACGACTGCGGGAGCGTTCGGCGTCCCAAGTGCGGACCCATGAACGCGCTTCACCCGGCCGTACTTGAACGCGCCGAGCGCTGCGGCCTCATCGACCTTCGCCTGTGCAACGGCGAGCGCCTCGTTGGCTTCCTTCCGTGCCTTGCTGCCTGCCTTGGTCGCCTTGACTGCCTCCTCGGCGGTGACGAGCGCCTTCCGGGCGTTGTAGCCCTTGTTGTAGATCCGCTCGCCCTGCTTCGACCACACCGCCAGGCCGTCCTTCGTGCTCTTGTCCTTGTAGAAGTGATCGGTGTCGGCCGGGAACATGAACTCGTCCGCACCGATCGCCCTCAGGAACGGGCACTCCTTGGTCGTCGTCTCGCTGACGACCTCGACCTCGACGACCTTCTTCGCTGCGCGCTTGCGCGGCGCCTTCGCAGGCGTCGTGAGCGGAGCGAGCTTCTCGTTCAGTGCCTTCTGGATTGCGTTGCTTGAGCGTGCCATCAGATTGACCTCCTAGGTCATTGTCGTCCGTGTGTGAGTGTGAACGTGCCGTACCGTGCGGTGTCGTCCTTGTGACCTCCTGTGTGGGTGTGTGCTGTGAACTCGACGTCCTAACCTCCGGACGTCCTGGGATCCACATCGGGGGCGCCTGTGTCACTCAGGCGCGCTCACGCTTGCACTCGTCGCGGTTCAACGAGGCGGTCATCCTTCAGCGTGTGACCGTGTGCGACGTTTGGTTCGGGAGGCAGTCGCTTCGCCTGTATCGCCCTGAGTGTGTTGAGTGTGTGAGATCCTCCGGAGTAGGTGGTTGTTTGCCTGCCACCGAAACGTTGCACACGCACGGCGCCACTTGGGAGGATTCAGCACACGCTTTACAAAGTCCTTACATCTGCTCTGGAACGCAAGACCCGAGGCGCTACTAAACAACGAACCGCGCGCCGCGCACGTGGACGACGGATTCCTGAATGTCAACCGGCGGAAGATTAAGATCGGGTGTAGGGCCAAGCCTGACATGCCCTGCAAGGTCAGCCTTACATGCCCTGCAAGGCCAGAGTTGCATGCCCTGTAAGGTCAGCCTTACAAAGGTTGTAAGGCTGGCCCTACAATCTCTGTAAGGTCGGCCTGACACTTGCGCTCTCAAGCACCGCTCTCTGTTGCTCTCGCGCTTAACGGAAATTGACCTGGCGTGCTATACGCGCACGCGCACGTTCAGACCCAGCTAGCTAGCGCCGCCAGCCGGCAGCAGATCAATAAAAATGAGGAAGGGGGCAGACACTGCAGCAAACGGTCAGGAGGAAGAGAACTCCAGAACGTGCGCAATGTCTGCCCCCATAGGCAGCGACTAGGTGAAAGTCAGTTACTCGCTGCCAACCGGGTTCCACCAACCCGTGCAGCACTCCACTGAAAAGTCACCTTAGGACGCCCAGGCCCATTAGGCACCTCGTGCTTCTGGACAATGTCTACCTCTGCCCAGGCATGAAGTACATAGAGGAGCGCGTCATAAGGCATCCCAGTTGCATCCATGAGGTCGCGGTACCCGAATGCCTTATCAGGTGACTTCCTCAGGTGAACTACTAGAGCCCGCACCCGCTGTTCAGTCCTTCCAGGAGGCCGAGGCAACTGGACGACTTCTGCTGCTTGAGGCGTGGGCACCATGTTGGGATCGAGGATACGCGACCGCCGCCTCATGCGCAAGGCAGTAGAAGAAACTCAGTGAAAGGATCCTCCAAAAATAGGGGACCCCTTGAAAAAAGAGGAGGGGTCTCAGCTGGACCCCTTACCTTCAGCCAGACCCCTGGTGCTATGCTGCCCGCCTTGCCTTTCTGTAATGCCGCTCCCAGCATGTAGTACAACCCGGCGTAGTTTCCTCAAGGGGTCGTCCACAGCCAGTGCACCCATACTTGTACTTCTCTTTTCTGTTATGGATATTGTTGTACGTCCTGATGTCTGGAGTGACTGTGCCGTTGCGCAAACCTCCGAGTGTCTCAAGAATACGCTGCACTGACTTCCTGTAGACCCTTTTGTTCTCGTATCCTTTGTAGCGACCTAACCACCTGTAGATGGTCGGAGAGGATATACCCAAGGTACGGGCGGCGGCGTTAATACCACCACAGCGGTGGACAACTTCCCATAGCCATTTGCGTACCAACTCCAGACGAACTGCACCACTGCCTCCTCTGTCCTTTGCCTGTTTGTACGCAGAGCATTCTTTACAGAGTGTCTTAAATCCAGTGCCCTTCTTGTTAAACCTGTCATGCCTTAGCCAGTCACCATCGTGAAATGCTCCCCAGCACCTCAGATACAATGTCTCTCCTAGCAACTTACGCTCACGCCGTTGTCCAGGAGTAGGCTTACTTGACATTGCTGTTCCTTCCAGAGCATGTATTGCACCCAGAAGTACGGCAAGGCAACTCGCCTCCACATTCCTTACAGAACTTTAAGGTACTAACAGCAACATGCCGTTCCCTCTCCCTCCGCACCCCCTCACTCACGAGGAACCTCAGATACTTTCTCACCTCATTATTCATATCCGGATGTCCCACCGCGATAGGTGCTCGGGAGGGTGCCACCACACTATGGTACATAGTGTGTGGTGGCAACCCGCTCACACCGGGGGCAAGTAGGTGGTGGTGGGGAGGTGGTGGCAGGGTGGGGTGGTAGGGTGGCAGGGTGGCGCGCTAGGCAGGATGAACAAGGGATACTACTACTGTGGTACGCACTTAACACTGCCTTCAACAAGGCAAACAGATGCCCAGACCTTGCCACCCTATTTGCAAAGAGGGTGGAGGGGTAGGATTGTGTAGGTTTCATCAACCTCTACCAGCGCCTTGGTCCCAGCGTAGGTCTGTGTCTTTCACCGACCAGGCAACATGCTGTCCTTCGTGGCCTTTGTCAAGAACGCACTGTGCTGCCAATCCAGGAGACCAACATCCACTGCGAATACTGTTGGGATCGTCGTTCTCAGCATGCAGGGTCGTGTGTTCCCCCCCGTTCACGAGTGCGGAGGGTTTCTGGGAGATCAGGATGGCGATCTCTACAGCGTTGCCTTCAAGGATCAGGTCATGGCACCTAGAGGCACTGAGGCCTGTTGCAATGACTAGGTCTGAAATCTCCCTCCCTACTTTGTCCGCCTCGCCTGATAGATCTGCAGGAGTGAGGAACATCCGCTCACCTTTTGGGAGGCGCACTCGTTCGTCCTCTGAAAGTGCCTCAAGATCACTGCGTTCCATTGCGCAGCCTTTCTGCCTCAGCACTCTCAACGGTGTACCAGATGGCAACGTGCTCCTGGCAGCGTGCTATCGAGTAGAGAGATGCGCCGATTTCTGAAAGTACGCTGTAGATCCCGATCAGGATGAACAGTGCTATCCCCGCTACTATGTACCCTCCCACTGTCATGTCTCCTCCTTCACCTGTTCATACTCTTTGGCCTTACCCTTGCCCATATCAATCTCCTTGATTGTGCCTTCCTCGCATAGCGTCGCAACGTGGTCCCTGACTGTGTTGTCTGAGATGCCTGTCTCAAGCATGATCGCTTTCCGTGTCCTATGCCCGTTGCACACAGCAGCGAACACCTTGTCACGGTTGCCCTGCCCAATCCTGATCTGTGGCGTGTTCACGTTCAGCGTCATCTCTGTGCCGTCCATGGTAAAGATCCGTTCCTTACGATCAATCTCGTACTTGATCTCAAATACCTCACCCGAGCCGAGGTACTCAGGAATGTCTCGTCCGTCGAGCCACATACGCAACTTGTGGGACTCCATTGGATGCTTCTCAATGAAGATACCCAGGTCCACCTCGCCACCATGGCGCGAGGATCCACGAATGCTCGTCCAGTTCATTGAACCTGTACGGTTAGCGTGGTGGACGATCATCACCACGAGGTGGGGCAGCGCTTGTTGGATCCTGAATACCTCGTCCCAGACGATGCCTGTCTCAGATGAACTGTTCTCGTCAATCCCTGGCGTCATGCGCTGCAGTGGATCGAGGATCAGCATATCAAGTTGCATCTCACGTGCAGATGAGATCATCTCATCTACCATCGCTGAGTCTGTGAACTGGAACCCAGTGCGGTGTGAGAACATGGCGTGGGGGTTGCCTGTGATACCAAGCATCTGGATGCGCCTCGCCCAAAGGCTAGGTGCACCTTCCTCTTGAACGAACCCGACGTTCATCACCTTCGCTGGGATCCACTCAGGACGTAGGAGGAACGGCGCGCACGTAACAAGAGATCGTGTCAGTTCAAGCGCTACCCATGACTTGAGCGACTTCTGTGGCGCTGCCAAGATGATCTTGTCGCCGGGTGCAATCAAATCTGGGATCAACCAGGGAACCTCGACCTCGGCAATCGCTTCCATCTCGTCAACAGACCTGAAGGTCACACGCTCTGCAACCTTCTGTGTTGCCCGCTGAACCACGTCAAGGAACTCTTCTATGCTGTCAGCAGCCTTCCAGACACCATTGAGATCATTGATCCCGGAGAACGGATCAATCACTGTCTCTAGTCGAATAACCTCAACTGTAAGCCCACTAGCAACCGCTTCACGAGATAGACGGTCGCGCATGGCCACTCCACCCTCGTCCGTATCACCACATACAGTGAGTCGCGTGACTCCTCGCTCCTTGAGTGCCTCTGCCCATCCAACAGGTAATCCTGCTTTAGCACCCTTGGTGACGGCGAAGGCGTATGGCAATCCTGCTGCGTGACAGGTTCCACAGTCAGATTCTCCCTCAACAATAGAGATGTGTGCCGGCAATTTCTCACCAGGCAATGGCCATAGTGGTGGCGCATCTGAACCAGCAGTACCTTGCCATGAGATGTCCTTAGGCGGACGCCGGGTCTTCATTACGTCCTCTTCAAAGACGAACGCGACCCCGGATTCGTATTCGATGCAGCCGATGCTGTTCCACACGGCAGCGTCTACCCCGGTGTGGCCCATCCACCAGGACATCCCCCTCCCTGGAACTATAACCTCAGCGGATTCTACGTGTCCGTTTGTGGATGCCTTGCGTTTAATAGTGATCTTTGCGGCCTCACTAATCTCAAGTGGGTCAACAGGTTCTAGTGCTTCCTGGACCTCTGGGAGTTGCGCGCCACATGAGTGGCAGCGTATGAGCACCTTGCCGTTCTTTTCGTTAACGCTGAGACCTTTCCACTCAGTGCCTTCGTCGTCGTGGCAAGGGCACCAGGCGTTCCACTGACCTTCGCCGCCTTCCACACCTGCAAGGCGATCAAGGAACCATTCTACGTCATTGATGATCTCAGCCAAGGTAATGGTGACTTCCCGCCCAGTGTCCGCTGTGACTCCCCAGGTGCGCACGGCACCCTCCGGGCCTTGAAGGCGCCGACAAGGAACGAACGTATGGTGGGCGGGAAGTCACGGTATGCACAATGACGCTTGCCCTTCGGATCTGTCAAGATAGTACTTTACTATCAAGTAAACGGTGGCACCAGACACCACGATAACCGGTTGACAACCAATTGCCGGGTCACTAATGTGCCGTATGTGTTGCATGATGCAATACGACGAAAGGAGAGCACGCAAATGGCAAAGAAGGACGAAGCGGCGGCGGTTGCTGAGAAGCCCGCTCCCGCAGAGAAGGTGCGCGAGGTTCCGCACTCGCTGACCAAGGTCGATGACAAAAGGGCGCAATACGCTCGGCTCGTGATTGGCAACTGGATCAAGAGCAACCCGAAGACCGTCGGGCTGAAGGCAGCGGACGTGTCGGACGTCCACGCGATCTCCGACAAGCACATCCTCGACGCCGGCAAGCAGCTCGTCGGTGGGAACTTCCTCGACGGCAAGGAGGGCCTTGAGTTCATCTCGGAGCACTCCGCCAACGGCAGCACGACCGGTCGTGGGCTCACGCAGTCCTACGCCTCCGAGGTGCGCCCGTTCCTCCGCAAGCTCAAGGTGTCCGAAGGCGGCCTCAGTCGTCGTGGTGGCCTGAGCGAGGAGGAGAAGGCCGCTCGTGAGAAGAAGCGCGACGAGGAGAAGGCTGCTCGGGCGAAGGAGCGCGAGGAGAAGAAGGCCGAGCGTGAGAAGGTCGCTGCGGAGAAGAAGGCAGCAAAGGAGAAGGCGGACGCCGAGGCGAAGGCAGCCAAGGAGAAGGAAGAGAAGGCTGCTGCAGCGAAGGCTGAGGCCGAGAAGAAGTAACGCGCACTACTAAGCGTTGCAAGAAGAGGCGTCCCTGCGGTGGCGCCTTTTCTTTGGGCTAAAATACTGGTTGCAGGTTTACTAGTAGTTCACTATTGTTCATTAGTGACGAACGAACTACGACGAATGGAGGCACGCCGCAATGCCAGCAGACACGAAGGCTCGGTACTACCAGTGGTTCATGACCGACGAGCACAACGCTCGGCTTGTTGGGTACGAGTGGCATCCAGAGGATGGCAAGATTGTCTCCTCGATGACTCTGGGACGCCTCACGTTCATGCACCGCGACGAACCGGGGGACACGTGGGCGCCGCCCATCGAGGTTGCCCCTGAGATCCCATGGGTCGTCGCACAGACAATGACTCGCAACGAGGGGTTCCACGTCGAAGTGGCGGTAATCTAGTGCACTTCGCGTGTGACATTGACGAGTCAGGTGGCGTCAACCTAGGCCCCTGCTTGCTCTGTGGCGAGGCCTGCACGATCAAGGACGAGGTTGGCGAGATGCACAGCCCAGAGATCCTTGAGTACGACTATCCTGAGGAGATTCAGAGGAAACTCAGTGGCCTTGTTCATGCCCAGTGTGGGCTCAGCGCAGGATGGAGGATCTCATGAGGTACGTCAAGATCAGCAAGGAACCTGGCGTGCGGCGCGATCTGGTCACAGGGAAGGACGTGTACTCGTCCAGATTCCTCAACGACGAGGAACACATGCTCCACGGTCGCGTCGAGGAGGCCTGGGCAACAGGGTGGTGCTTGATCGTCTCCCTTCCTACCTACCTGCGTCGTGAGTGGACGATCAGGTGGCACGAGATGAACCACGCTGAGGTATTCCTCATGGTGCTTGGGTGTGGGATGGCGATTCTAATTGGCCTTGCAATTGGGTACAGCTTCTAAGTTGCAGGGTACTAGACAATTCACTACTGTACGTAGTGACAACCACGGTAAGGAGGTGAGCACTGTGCAGGTCAAAGTAGAGAACTACAAGGCAAGGAGGCAGATGGAGAAAGGCCTGACCTCGTTGCTAAACTCTGGGTGGAAGATCGTTGCCCAGTCAGGTGCATTCTCAGGTAACCCACTGATGCGCGGATCCTGGGCGCCGAAGGTGACGGTTACACTCACACTGGACGAGAGGACTACAGGTGTCGCATAACCTATTTGGTGAGCGCTTCGGTGACCAACGGACACCTGCCTGGCATGAACTAGGCCAGGTGTTCGGGAAGCCGATCTCTGCTACCGCCGCCTACAAGAAGCTGGGCCCTTACGAGGTCCGCTTGGAGGATCTGCATGCTGGAGGAATCACACTCAAGCAGCGGGCGATCCTCCGCAACCCGACCACGGACGACCCTGAGACCCGTGTCTTCGGCATCGTCGGTGCTGACTACCACCTGGTCACCCCTGATGACTTCGTGTCGATCTGGGACGAGCGGGTGGGGCGTCCGATCGAGACGATTGGTGCGCTAGGGTTCGGCGAGACGTTCTTCATCAGCACGACCCTGCCGAAGATGGACGTGCGGGGTGACGAGGTCGAGTTCTACCTACTCGGCAAACTGACCCAGACGGGTCTGGCAGCGAACGAGATCATGACCACGGGCGTCAGGGTGGTGTGCCAGAACACACTGAACGCTGCAGAGGCGTCTACGACGAACCGCCTCAAGGTTGTCCATGACGAGTACGTGAAGCAGCGCATGGGCGACTGGCTGCAGGAGATCGTTGACGAGGCAGAGACAACTGCTCAGGTCCTCAAGCAGCAGTTCGACCTCCTCGCCGGCAAGAAGATCAAGTCGGCAGAGGCAGAAATCCTCTTCGACGCTGCGTACCCGTACCCGAGTGCACCGAAGAAGAACGCACCTCGGGCAATCGTTGACCAGAGGATCCAGTGGTGGAACGAGAACGTCAACCTCATGGATCGTCGGCGTGACGGTGCACGGAATCTGTTCGAGGGTATGGGCACCGGAATGGATGTTCCTGCTGCAAAGGGAACACTCTGGGGCGCATACAACGCAGTAGTTGAGTGTGAGGACTACAGGCGTGGCCGCAACGAGTCGACGTCCGAGGGTCGCGCAGCAATTGCAGAGTCGATCATGTTTGGTGAGCGCGCAAACGCCAAGCGGCGTGCGTTCAAGTCGGCTCTTGCACTAGCAACTGCGTAGCAACGCCAACGGGCGCTCAGTTGATACCGCAGTAACCGGTTGATACTGGGCGCCCGTTCACGTATCGTATCGCTGACGACGAAAAACGATGAAAGGGAGGCACGCGAATGACAACTCCAATCTGTCGCACGTGTGGAGCGAAGTTCCCGGGACGTGTCACGTGCAAGACGTGTGGCAGCGACCCAGCAGCGCCTGCACAGAAGGTCGCTAAGGCGGCGCTTGTGCGCAAGGCGACTACTACGTACACCATCGAGGACCGTCGCCTGCTACGGGCGCGTGTGCGGTCGATCACCGCTACGCAGAAGAAGAGGAAGCACGGGAGGAACGTCTAGTGACAGTGGCAGTTAGAACTAAAGAGTGCACTAGGTGTATTGTTGAGAAACCACTAGAGGAGTTTTATGTTAACAGATATTCCTCTACAGGTAGAACAGCAATGTGCAAGGCGTGTGAGTCTGCAGAAGTGCAGGCAAAAGCTAGAGAAAAACTTAGGATCATTTGTCACAGTAAAGAACTATTCCCCTGTGAGGACTGCGGAGGTTACTTTTCTCACTACAAGATGCAATTTGACCATGTACCTTGTAGAGGCAGGGCTGACAAAACCAACACCTGGAATAGTTGGACCTGGGAGAGGATACTCAAAGAAATGGATAAGTGTGATCTTGTCTGTGGGAATTGTCATCTTGCCCGTACCTGGCAGAGGAGAGAAAACAGGTTGATTCTATGAGTACTTCAGCGTGGAAGCAATTCAAGGACTCAGGAAAGGTACCTAAAGAAAAGAAGAGAGAGTATGACGCATGGGTTGAAGGCCGCTGGATTTTTTACTCACCAACCTTTTACCCATCACCTGAGGTAAAAGAATGGAGCGGTAGGTGGGACGGCAAGCACAAGTGCTGGCGCCTGCCACGCATTGAGCGAATGGCCCGCAAGATCATCGACTATGATCCGAAGGCTAAACTGAGTCGAGACGTGCGCAACCTCATCGACTCATGGGACGTGTCTGTAGAGCACGCTGCTCAGATCATGGACGAGTGGGGGCACGCCCACCCGACGTTCAAGAACCTGTACCCGTACCAGGTCCAGGCAGTGCACGCCATGGTCACGCGAGGGTACAACGGCAAGATGATGGTCCTGTCGCCAGGCCTTGGCAAGACGCCCACAGGCATCGTCGCTGCTGATCTGTACGCACGACGCAAGAACATTGCGTCGCCCCACTTCCTCGTCGTCTGCCCGAAGGCACTCGTCCACAACTGGAAGCGTGAGATCGAGAAGTGGTCAGAGTGGAACCACGCCGAACTCATAGGTACTGGGAACCGCAGTATGGCAGGCGAGGCAGTATGGGGCGTCACAAATCCAGAGGTACTGTTTGAGAGGAAGCGTGCAGCAGAAGGTGCACCGCTTCGTGTGACCGGTCTCCTCGACCCAACCTTCGACCAGGAGTGGGACGTTCTGATCTTGGATGAGAGTGTCCTATACAAGAACCGCAAGTCGAAGCGATCTCAGGTCGTCAAGTCGTTGGGCTCAAAGGCGTCCCAGACCTTCCTCCTGTCAGGTGC